GCATTGTGCCGGGTGTTCCTTCAGCCTCCAGCGTCTCTGTTTTCTCATTTTCTAGCTTCCGAATCAGTTTGTGATTGAGTTTCCACATCATGTGCTTGGTGCGGGTTCGTCCGTTGTATTGCAGACGTAGACCCATGCGGGAAACAAGCCCATCCTTTGCCATGCCGTTGAGATAGCTGCCAATAGTGCCAGCATCCTCGTTCAAGACTCCGGCAATGTTGACACCCGTCATTTCGATATCACGCGCTAAGACTTCACGCATGGCAGCAATGATTTGACGGGCGCGGGGTTTTATAGCTTTGGCAGGCATGTAACATCCACCACAGACGGAACTAACTGATTGTTGACCTTGCGCTTCGTGCTGATGACCACAGGACGCATACCGGCCTTTTCGCACTCGCCAATGCCGTTGATGACTTCAAGCCTAGACAGCGGCGGCACTTCCTTTTCGACTTGCAGGCTAGATATGGCCTCCGGTACGGTAGTGCTTGCGGTTGGCTGCAATGATGCACAGCCGCTAAGGATTACAACTATCAAACAAAGTAAGGTTTTCATTTGGCTACCTGTATTAGTTTGTCGCCATGTTGCTGACGAACTCGATTGAAAATCACGGTGATATCGGTGTTAGCTGCTTTGGTAGGCGTGAACTTACCGTCGAGGATGTATAGGTTTCGCTCTCGCAGGTATTCAATGCAAGCCTTGCGCTTTTGATCGTATCGACGCGGATCATCAGGTTTGCAGTTCTGAACATCAATCAGATCAGGCTGCAAAGCGTCGTAGTGCATCATCCAATGTACGGCATCAGCTAGTCTCATCATCATCCTCCGGTAAAAATCTGCGGCGTGCAGGGTTGTTCTGCCAAAAGTAAAGATTGAATCGAAAATTGCGGCGTTGCTCTGTTGTGATGTGGTGCGTGAAGTAGTTTTGAGTGTCGTCGTACATGGCTTTTATTAATTGCTTTTTGAACCTATCGCCTTCCATGCCGATCATTTCAACGTAATTTTTTGCTCCCTCCATGAGAAACATCATGGCATCCATTGCTTGATCTTGAGAAACGGGAACTTTGTGCCTTGATGAATCCTTACGTTTGACTGGTTTCAGGCAAGCATCAATAACTGCAAGCGTGACGACATTGGCTAACAGTTGAGTGCAAGATACAGTTTGGGCTTGTTCATCCATAGTGTGCCTTTGTAGGGTACTTGCCGCAGCTTTCCCCTTTTAGATCAGAAAGATGTTGCGTTTAATTCTTTGTGTCGTTGTTTATGACATGGTTGACAAAGCCACATAACTTTCAATGAGTAATCGTAATCTTCATGGTGAGCAATAGACTTTTGTTCGCCACATCGAATACAAGGTTGCCGAACAAGTTTTCCGGCTTTCAAAGCTCTAGCTACTGCGTTATGAGCTTTCATGCGACGTTTATCAGCTTGTCTCCACGCCGCAGAAATTTCTTGCGCTGCCTTTGCTCTCTTTGGAAGTTTTGCTCTTCGTCGGTCATAAGCGCGTATTTTTTCAAGATTTTGCAGCCTATGCGTTGCCACATCATTTTTCGTACAAGTCTTGCATTTGTTGAGATGACCGTCAGCCATTGCTTGATGTTTGTAGAACTCAGTTAACGGCTGAACGGTCTTGCACTTGAAGCATTCTTTGAAACGAGCCATGTTGTATCTCCTGTGCGGAAGGTACAACCATTATAGACCCGTTTTAATTAAAAGGGATATCGTTATCCAAATCCGACATATCGCCAGCCTTTTTCTTTACCGGCTGATCTTTGTTCTTGTGCTGCATACTGCAAGACATAAACTTGCCTTTTGCGCCTTCTCTGATCCAAGCTGATATCCATATCGGTTCGCCCATCAAATCAAGGCCGTCGCCCCTGTAATCGGGGTGATTATCGGTTTCCTTCTTGGCGTTTTTGAACAACGTAAACGATCCGGGTTTTGGGATGTAAGCCATTATTTTTTCTCCTTGATTTTGTCAATCATTTCGGTTACTTCAGTCAGGAACTGCGTTACTGCTGCTTCGATTTCCTCGATGCGCTTGTCATCGCGGTCGAACCTATGCACAAACAACTGTAGATCGTCAGGCAATCGCGGATCGTAGGATACAAAGTCGCACCATTGCCGACCTGTGCAAGCCATCTGCCAAAGCATCTGATTTTCGTACTGGCGAGGCTGTTTTTTGTCCACCAGCGTTTGCAGGTGCGTGGAAGTCTTGGGACACTTGATTTCCACCAGCCCATCGGTAGACACTAAGCCGTCGGGACTAGCTGCGCCCTGTTCAATCGTTGGATGTATGACTAGCCCCACTTCGTCGACCGTCCAAGCGCAAAACATTTCGTATTCAGCGCGGGCAAACTTTTCTTGCTCTGTGCCCCAGCGCATATAGTCATTTACAAAACCGGACTCCTGCGGAACGCCGGTCAGAATCTCAGCAACAATCTGCGCTTTGTAGTCTCGATAGGCTGCGGTGGTCTTAGCCGCCATCACATCGCTAATCCGACTAGCCGTGACCTTACCGGCGCGGGCAGCTAACCATTCCGGCGTGCCTTGCATTATTGACAAAAGTTTCATGCTTCCCCCATTGCCGACTTGCGGGCATTCTTAGCAGTAACAATCTTTTCCATCGCGTCGGTGTCGTTGACTTCCTTGGCGGCTTTGTAGGCAAGCGTATAAGCCGTTTTCAGTTCGTCCTGTGTCTTGACTGCGGCGATGGCGGTCAAGTGCGTCTGAAGCGAATCTAATCGTTTTACAGGGGCATCCTTGCCGTTGGTGGCATCCAGTACGTCATGCTCGACAATTTCCATTGCCGTGACCCAAAGATAGCGGCGCTGGTAAGTTTCGACTGCCCCGATGTTTTGGACTTCGTGGCATCCCTTGAGGGCGGCGCTACCCATAGGCGAGGTGATTTCAAGCTGCGATCCGTCCTCGGTGTCGATGATGGTCAAACGGGCAATGTCGGCGGTGTAGCTGACAACTCCGCACAGTCCAAGGTTGTGAAAAATTTCCTGCACCGTAGGCAGGAAGTCGCCCAGTTCAAAATACTTGTATACGGCAAACTTGTTTTCGCCCGACTTGGTCAACTTCGTGGCTTGCAGGAACAGCCTTGCTTGCATTAGTTTGGTGTAAACGCTCATGACAGCACTCCCGTAACGATAAGTAAAAAAATGATGGTGAAGCCGATGGCTACTGCGCGGTCGCCGTTCATGTGCCTTGCCTCAGTTTGCGTGAAAAAACGTCATAGTCGTAGTCGCCGCGATCTACCCAACGATCCCATTCCCGCGTTTTGTCCCAATCGTCCATCGTGGCTTCCGGCAGCGCCCAATGGATGCCTTCGGGCTTGCACGTTCCCCAGGCTGCACGCTCAAGGTTGCAAAACGTTGGCAGCACACTCCCGCTGATGGGTGAGAATTGCGGCTTGCGTGTGCATTCGGATGCCTCGATGTTGTCGGCGTTTTTCTTGTAGTGCTTGCAATGTTTGCAGAGGTTCATGGTGTCTCCTGTTGTTGTCAATTAGCGGGGGCTTGCGCCCCCTTGTGGTTAGAGGTGAATCGTGTGTTGGACTACGCTACCTTTGGTTGTTCCGGCTTTAACTTCTGCAACGGTATCAAAGCCACGCACCCCACAACCTTGCTCGTCTACAAAATCCCAACCTGCTGCAAGCGTGACGATGATGCTGTTGCCTTCGTTTCGTTCGTCATCAATGTGTGCAATCCAACGGCGCTGCTCTAAGAGGCTGTTAAGTGTTTTGCTCATGGTTGTTACTCCGTTTTGTTGTTGTCAATTTGTGCTACAGGACAGACTTTACTCACCTAAAAAGCATTTGTCAACACTTGTTGCAAAGGAAAATTGTAAAGTAATGTTAACTAATGCAACGCCGCTTGACAAGATAGCTTAATCCGGTCTACGCTTGTTTGCAAGTTTTCTTTAACCAACCGGAGCGCAACATGAAACTAGAACAAGCAGAGCAGCATTTTGGCAACCGTCGCAAACTAGCCGAGGCGCTAGGAATCACGACCCAAGCAGTCAGCCAATGGGTGAGGCGCGGCAGAATCCCCGAGGGCATCGCATACAAGCTCCAGGTGCTCACAGAGGGCGGTCTGAAGGTCAACCCTAATGACTACATCCCCGTCGAGCAGATGGTGGCTGAGATCGTCCCGCAGCAGTAGTTGACAAACAAAAAAAAGTCGTTTACTGTGTGTTTGTCCGAGAGAAAGATCGGGCGGCGTGTGGCAACGCTAAAGCGAAATGAAGAACCCTTTAGAAGGGGCTTCGGTTGTTTTTGGGTATGTTTCGCACCCACTTGCCACCGCAGCCGTAAGCCTCTTCTAGAGGGTTTTTCTTTTGGGCTACACCATGCTGGGCAATGAAAGCAACGGCGGCATGAGTGGACAGCGCTACCGGTGGCTTAGGTCTGTAACAGCGCACAGATGGACGGCGAAGTTAGCATCCATGACCGAAAGGCTGACGCGTGTCGCGGCTCCGGAGAGCAGCTACTAAAGGGCGCACAGGCTAAGGCTACGTGCGCTCACCAAAGAGCAGATACTACTAAGAGATAACTATGAACCTTATAGAGTTCGGTGACTGTAGAGAAACGATGCGAGAGTGGGCACGTCAAGGTGTGAAGGCTCAAACGTGCGTTACATCACCGCCTTACTATGGATTGCGTGACTATGGGCATGAAGGTCAGATTGGGCTGGAGGAAACGCCGGAACAATACATCGCTGCAATGGTTGAAGTGTTTCGATGTGTGTGGGATGTGCTGGAAGATAACGGCACGCTATGGCTGAACATTGGTGACAGCTACTACAACTACAGACCCGGCAAAGGTCAAGCCTTGGTAAAACAGTCAGTTGCCAACAATGATCAAGACTTACCGCAAACGTGTGCAAGGCGTGGTAACAAGCTAGACGGCTTGAAGGAAAAAGACCTAATCGGCATTCCTTGGATGCTGGCATTTGCATTACGCGCTGATGGTTGGTATCTGCGACAAGACATTATTTGGCACAAACCTAACCCGATGCCTGAGAGCGTGCAGGATCGTTGCACAAAAGCGCATGAATACATTTTCCTGTTGAGCAAGTCGCAGAAGTATTACTACGACATTGATGCGATCAAGGAAGAAGCGCATACAACCGATGCAAGTGACCGCAACCGCGACGAATCAAGACTAAACAACACGCCCGGCAGAACAAGAATGGCAGGTTTGACTACAAACCATTACGAAACAAAAAATAAACGCAGCGTATGGACTGTGACCACAAAGCCTTACGAGGGCGCTCACTTCGCGGTATTTCCACAAGACCTGATTGAGCCTTGCATCCTTGCCGGTGCGCCTGTTGGTGGCGTGGTTCTTGATCCGTTCATGGGTAGCGGAACAACTGCACAGGTTGCACAGCATCTAGGGCGCAAGTATCTAGGATGCGAACTAAACCCTGCTTATGCAGAACTGCAAAGCAAAAGACTCCAACAACCATCATTTGAGTTTGCTTAAAAACGGAGATTAAATGTTTGACGACTTCTATAGCAAGTACCCAAAGAAAGTAGCGCGTAAGGACGCACAGAAAGCATACGCACGCCTTACTGCCGAGCAGCAACAAAAAGCATTACAGTCGATTGATGACCATGTGCGGATGTGGGCGGCTGAAGGAAGGGATAAACAATACATTCCACACCCTGCAAGCTGGCTTAACGGCGAGCGATTCGATGATGAAATTTCGATGCCTGAGAAGAAAGTCGTAGCGTGGTGGACAAGCGATCAGCTAACAATGGAACACGGCAGGAAGATCGGAGTACCAGCAAGACCGGGCGAGGACATGACTCAATATCGCCTGCGGTTACGGGCTGCGTAAGTTGGCGCGAAAGAGTTGCAACAGCAGTACGCGTGCAGAACATGACGCGAGGAGAACGGGCAGCAGCTATGCCTGAGTCAGCAGAAATTGTGAGGGCTTTTTCTGCTGAGTTTCAAGTAGTAGAAGTGAGGGCAACAGAAAATAACCTTTTCTATGAATGGATAAAAAAATGATACTAGATCGTTACTTCCCGAACTTGCAGTTTCCCCGTGTGCGTAACACCGATCCCGATACCAGTCATGCAGCAGCGGATCAGGCAGCAGAACTAGCCACTAAGCATCACGGCATCATCCTGCAAGCGTTAGAACAGCCTGGCACGATCTACGACATTGCCGCCCGTACTGATCTCGACCATAACGCCGTAGCCCGCAGGATGAGCGAGCTTGAACGGTTAGACCTTGCTTACCCCGAAGGACAAAAAAAAGGCGCGTCAGGGCGTATGTGCCGCGTGTGGGTGCGTAAATGCTAGTCAGACTACTTCAACCCGATCCGATTCTACTTGATGACCCTGTACGCCCCAAGATTAGCCCGCAGCGCAAACTTGGATGGGGGCGTTATGTGTATATGTGGATCGAAGGCAAAGAGATTGGTGCGATTGTTTGCACAGCGCATCGCTACAACATCCCCAAGACAGAGCGCGAACTGTTCCAAACTCACAAGCATGAAGATACTGGCTTGAAGGTAATACTGTATTCGATTTGGTCTTACAAGCCCAAATGCGGTAGCAAACTGGTCGATGCGATTATTGCAAAAGAAGGTCAGTATAGGATCATCACCATGTCGCCCAAGACTGAGATGGCTAGGCAATTCCACCTTAAGAACGGTGCAATGGTGCTGCAAACAAACAAGACAACGGTTAATTATGAATACTGATGAAATCATCCGCATGGCGCAGGAATGTCAGTTGATCGGTATGCGCCCACACTTAGATGGAATTTATCAACAAAGCCTTGTCCGTTTTGCCGCCCTTGTCGCAGCCGCAGAGCGTGAGGCGTGTTTAGAAATTTGTGTGTTGACCAAGAAAACGTGCAAAACAGTTGGTTTGCCAACAACCGCAGCGGAGGCGTGTGTTAACGCTATCCGAGCAAGGGGGAATGAATGAATGAGCGAATTCGAGGACTTTTTAATGAGGCTACTTTTGGACTAGAGACAGATTTATCTAAACAACGGACAGTTACATTGAATGAGATAGAAAAGTTTGCCGAGTTGATTGTTCAGGAATGTATGTGGAAGATTATGAATCGCAAGGAAGAGGCCATTGATAACGACTGGGATGTAGATGAGGCGATGTCAGCGGCAATATCAGATATTTCTGAACACTTTGGGGTGGAAGAATGAATGACCGCACCCTAGATCAAAACGCGGCGCAATGGCCTATCTTGGATGCGTGGGCGAAACAGAAAATATGGGTGGTGAACGGCGCAAAAACGCGCATGAGCGCAGAGGAATGGAAGGACGTACTGACAGCCGCTTTTGAGGGCGAAACGTCGCCACGGCTTGCTATGGGGCTAAATGGAGGCGTTGTTATGCTTGGCAGACGAACGAGCAAATACACCAAGACTCGATTTTCTGAATGGCTGGATTGGTTGATGGCAGCAACTCACCACGCAGGAGTCACCCTTGACGAAAGCTGAACAGGAATGGCACGCCAAGGTCAGAGATTTAGGCTGCATAGTGTGCAGGTTGTTCCATGAAACCCGATCCGATGGCGATATTCACCACGTTTTGTCCGGCAGCAAGCGAAAAGGTGAAATGTTTGTGATATGTCTGTGTCCTACCCATCACAGAAGTGGACGCAATACGCCGGAATACGTGAGCCGCCACCCTTGGCGCAAGGCTTTCGAGCAGAGATACGGAACAGAACAAGA